ATCTGCACCCAAACCATTTTTGGGGTCAAGCACTAAACGAGCTGTGGGATACGAAGTACCAACGGTTGCCATATCAGGGAAAGGATTAGGCTGAACTTTAGTTGCCCCCTCCAGGTCAACCTTGTTGGAAAAACCAAAGAGTGAAGAAACCTTAGCAACAGCCGTAGCTCCTATCTATGCTGCTGTCGCAAGCTTCCCAATGACCGGCATGGTCTTGAGTTCGCGTGATGCAGCTGCCACGGCGCTTGCCGGAGCAGATATGGGTCCCTTAAATTCATCGTGTCCTGAATGTTGGAACAACCAACTGTCGGTCCAGTGAGTTCAACGTCCTCCATCCATGCGTAAACTTGGATGGAACAATCAATGTTAGCACTAGTAGTCGCAGACTGAAGTGCGTTGACCACATCAATACTAAGTGCCCCCATTGCTGTAGTGGCGGCAGATTCATTGAGTTCGAGCCAGTCACGTGGGTAAAAGAACGGCAGGGTAAGGACACCGCCCTTGGAACTGCTGGGGTCTATCCATATGGAGGGCCTCTGGGATCTTGTAACCGCTGAATGAGCATTAGTGCTAGGGGTAGTTCTGTCTCTGTTTAAGCCACAAAGTGGCCAATACGAGACTAGAGCAGACCCATAGACAAATGGCGTAGCGTTAACCAATATCTTAACCTTCAAGTTGCCTCGAATGAAAGAATAATTGGCTAATTTTTTAGCCATATACGCATTGTTCAGGAAAAGATTCCATGGCCGTATGTTAATAAGATTGCCCACATTGTTAGCAGGAGTCCAAAGAGTATAAGAAATTTGGACGGGCCGAGTGAGAAAATTCCCAAGTGCGACCCTATCCATAGCAGAAGACACCGAAGGATTAGCTGAAAAGCCATCATGGTTATCTGCCGCTTCAGACTGGAATTGAGTTGTTTCGGCGATCTCACGCTCGACAGGCTCTGAGCCTGACTGAAATTGAAAGGATTTGTTAGACCGGTTATTTAAACGTGTGTAGTGTGGGCCTACTACCACACACGGTTGTGAGCTGATAGAGTCAGAACTAAACTCTGTGCTAAAAAACACATTGGAGGGATGCTCCAGTTCTGATGACACAAAATCCATTCTCCCACCTTGTTGCTCAAGGGGTGGGCAGTAACTATCTTGTGTCTGGACATTTTGGTTTGCAAGCGTGTTAGGCTGCTATACGTTATCCAGTACGCAGACATTAGTTTTGTATCGACCTGGTTCCAAACTAGCACGAAAGAAATCGCGATCTTTGCTCTTCTCGACGTAAGCCTTTAGCAGTGTTTCATAGGAGGGAAATGTACCTTCCTTGGCATAGGGTAAATACCCTGCGCTTATAACAGCCTGCTGCAAGTCATTACGGATTTGCAAAAATACTTCTTCTCCATGCAAGAAAGATTCACGGACACAGCTAGCGACACTGTCGATAATCTGTTCATGGTAAGGAACGGATGTTGACGGTATTGCAACCATGACCATCTTGGAAAAGGATCGAAGTTTTAGGGGGGCCAATGTATACTCAAGACGCTCGTCGTACCTGAATGTTCGTTGAAGGAATTCACACTCAGCAAGGCACTTGAACGAATAAGCAGTAGCAGTCTTGTTTGCTGGTGTGTAAGTTATGCCCATATCTCGCAAAGCACTTTGTATACTCGCAAAATTAAAGAACATTGCTTGTTCAGAGACACCCATGAGATTGTCATCGCCATAAAACATAGCTCGTACGTGCTCAATGAAGGTCTCATCACCAGTTTTCAAGTCATTAAAGGCGTACACCATGATGATGTAGTTGGCCAGACAATTGAATAGAACGGTTGCTGCATTCCCAGATGAGTTAATGCCGTGTACTCTAAGGAAGTCTCCAAAGAAATTAATGAAACAGTACGTGTTGTCAAAAACACACGCTCGAATCTGTGTCAATTCTGTCTCTGTATACTTCCCACTAGCCTCGGCTATGTTGACAATCACTCTAAGAACGGCCTGCATCAGGTCTCCCTTGAGTATGGTATCAAACTTAGCATAGTCTCCATCAATAAAGTTGGGCATTTCTGACAGCCAATTAGCCATTTGGTTCCACTCTCCACTGGTTGCGTCCATACCGGGTGCCGACATGAAAGCTTCGTGGTTGTTGTAAAACAATCTGAGAAAGGATAACAACAACTTACGCATCGCAACAGTTGCTGCCATAGGAGCCACTTGGAACATTCTGGTGCTCCCGCTAGCTATTTTGTCGAGCTTGCGGGGTTCATCCTTGAGTGCAGCTGTAATGACGATACCTGCGAGTTCACTCTCAGCCCATGTATCTAATAAAGTGTCGACTTGACTAGAAATAATGGGATCAAGAGTTAAACGACCATTGAAGTCCGGTTCATCACAGTTCAAAAACGCTTTCTTCGGACCTTTATATGGAAAACCACAGGATGTTGAAATGTTCAGCCTGTCCATGTGTGCAACACCATGAATACCATTGATGGCCACATCCAAAGATACCACGCCTAATTCACTTTGCCATCCCGCGTGGAGTTTACTAATGATATTAGCAGACACTTCGTCTGCAGTTTTCATAAGTTTACTCCACTTGAAGCCAGTGTGTGGGCTAAGAATATCCTTCAAGGCGTTATGTTTTGGCAGCCATCCTTTCATCATTGGTGGACCATAAGGACAATCCCAACCTAAAGCTTCCAGTGGCTTCCTCAAAGGTGAGTCAACCAACTTTGACTTAGGTTCCGCTCGCTCACCGAGAAAAGTGCCAATGGGTTCGGCACTTCCTTGTTCGATAAAGCGCAAGGGACTTTTCTCATGGATAGTATTAACAAGTGTGGGTGACTCAGGCGGCAACATGATGCTCGATGAACCCAACAAGTGACCTTGGAAGTGGGTGAGGGCTTCAGTCACTTCTTCTGAACACAAAGGTGCATAGAAGACTCTGTTGCCAGCTCCCATTGAATGTATTCCAAGTGCTATGGGACCGATCGTCGACATGGAAATAGCTAACCCTCCACAATCTCCGTACGCGGTAGGCGTAGTTGTTGTTCCGGCCCATCCACTAAGGTGAGTTCTGGTCTTGTCAACTAAAACTTTGTCCCAGCGCACATCTGTGAAGTTAGATACATTCCCCACGAAGTTACCATTCTCTTTTTTGATACGATAGCAGAACCCAGTGTGGGAGCCACGTAGAGAACGGTTGGGTAAAATACCAACTATCTTCTTCCTAGGGGTCACGGTAGGCAAGTAGATGTAACACAAATCAGACTCTTTCTTGAACCAGAGATTGTCTCTACGGATTGTGAGACCAAGGATATCTTGTGAAACTCCAAGTCCACCGCCAAATTCGACATTAACGACAACTTCATCACGTTCTTCCCAGTTCTCGAGGTTGTTGAAAAAGTGAGCAGTTGTAACCCAAAGATTTCCTCCGAGGTTAATCATGTTACTATGTGCCATCTTCCCCGCATCAGGCGTGGATATCTTACTGACATTGCGTGCCAATCTGTCGATGAGCCATTCCTGACTCTTTCCAACCCATGACGGTGTAACACGACCTACATCAAATCCAGTAGTACGGTAATCTGATTTGTACCACACAACTTTCTGGTTGACTGGACTCTCTTTAATAGCATGTTCAAGCTGAGGCTTCATAGACTCACGAGAGTAGTGCTCTGAAGCTTTGTAAGCCAATATCAAGAGGGGACCAGCGACCAAAAGGCCTTTGTAAAGCATCTTCATCTTGGGAGAAGAAAGAAATTCACCAGGGCGCGTAACAAGATGTTCATAAATGTAAGCTCCACACTCTACAGTGGTTCCTACTACACCCAAGTAGGTGAGTATCCTCCTTCCGACAGCTAGGTTTCTGTGTGCTCTCATCCTCCAAAAAGACATGGTCTTAAAAAGACCATAATTAGTGATACTAGACCACGTACCTTCTTGGACGAATTTGGAATAAGCATTCCAGAAATCTACTGATTCTGCTTCACTAGGTAGCGGCATACCGTTTTCCCACACATGACGTTTGTAAAAATTCTCACGTCGGGCAACATCTAGTGACTCATAGCTAAACTGCATAGTTTTACGAACTCCAAAGCGTCTCAAACGTTGGGCCAACGACATAGTCGTTGATTCCATCCACTCTTCAAAATACCTATCTCTAGGTGTCTGAGGTGGAGGTCTGAAACGAATGCCTTCAAGTTCTGCTAAGCGATTTAGATCCGTGCCATTTTGTTGTTCCATGTGTGCTTCAACGATGACCGAGTCCTCAAAAGCAGCACAACCACACAGTTGGGATGGTAGAGAACAAGTCTCACACAATTCCATGTTGTACGTAAGCTCTCGAGACGATTTCAAGATCATGCATTCTCTTCTGTGAGCTATGATTCGGTCGGCTGAGTATCGCAAGAAACTAGCCACATTGTCAAACTCGGCAATGAGTTGCCAGGAAAGACTCTGTTTGGTACGAGGGCCTTGTAGGCCAGCAACCTCCACCGGAACTGCTCTGAGAATTCGGAAAGTCCAGAAGTCAGGAAACGCATCTGACTGAGTTTTCGAATAGTCCAACATGGATGATGTATCCATCTTATATTGATCTTTGACTTTGACATCGACGATCATATGAAAACGACGCATAATAGCTGTTGGATTCTCGAAAAATGTGGGCGTGTTAAGATCTAGCACATTTGTTGTACCTACTACAAGCTTTGCCAAACAAGGGGTCTTGCCCTTATCTTCCAATGCAGCTTGCGTCGGCGTATATGGTGCAGAATTACACACGCCTAAGATCTCACGTGTCATGACATCCGGTTCCTTCACAGTCGTTGCATTATATGGCGCTATCTCGTCAAAAAGAATAGACCAATGCTTCGATGTAAAATTGTTCCAATGATCCTCTGAAGAGTTTCTAGAGTATCTGAACTTAAGTGACGGGTCTAGACCTGTCAACTTAGCAAAGTATACATGGAACATGTCAACTAGTGAAGTTTTACCCACTGAAGTGCCACCATGGAAC